ATTATTATTTAAATAAATAGAGTTAATCATAAAATTAAAATAGTTATAGATATATATGGAATATTGACCAAAAAAAAATATTTAAACTATTAAATAGTATCAATAAAACATAATTTGATGAAAATTTCATAAAAAATTTAAGTAGAAGTAGTTAGAATTTATATAGTTGATTTGGTTACTTTGTTATTGAATTTCTAAATACATAAAACTTTATATTCTATGCCTTGCCTATTAAAGTATTGAAAATACTATATTTATTTTTGAAAATATACTGACATAGTCAGAATAGATTATTTATCCACAGAAAATACATAGCTTATCCACAGATTTTCAAAAGTTATCAACAATTGTATATGTGTAAATAGTATGCTCCCAAGGAGTATATTTTTTTGGAAAAAATAAGAAAAAGTTTATGAAAAGTATTGACTATATCACGTATGCGTGATATAATATAAATATAGAAAGGAGGTAAGGAAATGGTCAAAAAAATAAAAGAGTTCACGAAAGTGATTAAAGCACTTACGGAACTCGCACTTGAAATAGGAACTCTAGTAGCAATCATCAAAATGATACTAGAAAGCCTATAAAACATAAGGGTGGTGTTCCTACCACCACCCTTACTTTTATAATAATACATGACCATTTTAATTACAATGAAAAATAATAAAAAAGAATTAGTAAAAAGTGTAATTGACTTAACATTAGCTTTAGTTAAATTTATCGGAGCTATAGCTCTTGTAGTATTAGCATTAAAATATTTATTTTCATAGGAGGCAAAAACTATGTGTAGCTTTAAAGGATTATATTCATTTGCAGAGGCAACTAAATTATGGGGATTAAAAGATTCTACACTAAGAAAGGCAGTTGAAACTGGAAAATTAATAGCTGATGAAGATTGTAAAAAGTTTGGTAGAGATTGGGTTGTAAAAGAAAGTGCAATGGTTAGAGAATATGGAGAAAAAAAAGAATAAAGTAAGCAATAAAAAAAGGAGTACCAGTTGGCATTGGTACTCCTTCATACTCTAGTTAATAGGTCTAGAAACTACTGAATTTAAAAACTACAGTTCGTTTTGTTGAATGACTAACCGAACCCTTACATTCTAATTAGTTATATATATTATAACATATTATATTAATTCTAAGAATTTAGAATTTACATATCCAAGACCTGAATTACTTTTTAATGAGTTTTAAAAGATGGTCTTAAGAAATATATTTTGATAATAAAAAAAGACTAATTGAAACATTGTATAGGCGGATTTCAATTAGTCTTTTTTGTTAATTTGGGTTTTTAAAAATTTGTTATCAATATAATAGTAGGATCAATTTAATTATATCAAAATTTAAAATTTTTAATTATTTTACTTTTAAATAGGTATGATTACATATTTCTATGTAATTCAAATTGTACATTTAAATTTAAGATTTAATATTATATTAATTCTAAGAATTTAGAACTTACATATCCAAGCCCTTTATTACCTTTAAATCCTTCTATACTTACCCATCCATTTAAGCAATATTGTAAATTAACTATATCACCGTTTTTAACTTGTCCTACAACATTATATTGAGTTCCTCTATCCCATCTAACATTTAATACATCTGCTATAACTCTTGCTTTTCTTCCTGAATAATCTCCGTTTTTAAATCCTTCATTTGAAGTTGTATTAGAAGATTCTTTCCAAGGAACTCCATTAAATTTACATATTCCTTTGGCAATTGCTTTAGCGAATCTGTCTTTATTATTCATTATTAAATTATAATCTTCTTCATTAGTTATAAAGCCTAACTCAACTAAACAAGCATCCATATTAGTTTCTCTTACAACATGTAAATTGCCTTCCTTAACACCTCTATTTTTAGTATAAAGGCCCTCTTTAATAATTTCAGAATGTATAGCATCAGCTAAAGGTCTATATTTAAATTTATAGCAATAAGTTTCTAAACCTTGAGCGTTTGGATTATCCGAACTATTGCAATGTATAGATACAAAAGAATTTACTCCTAAGTTATTAGCTTTATTACTTCTTTCATTTAAAGATACAAATACATCTGTAGTTCTAGTATTTATATTTTTTATATCTTGTGTTTTTAAATAACTATTGACTCTATTTGATACCTCTAAAACTATATCTTTTTCTAAGCATCCATGTAACCCTGGAGCCCCTGAATCATATCCACCATGTCCTGCATCTATCATATTTGTTTTCATAATAAAATCCTCCTAAAATTTATATTTTTATATTTTAAAAAGCAATAAAAAAAGACTTCAAAGAGTCTAATTCACTACCTTTTATTTAAATTAATTTAAAACTATTTTTAATTTATAAATAATTTATATATAATTTTTGTAAACATTATTTTTAAATTTTATATAAATTATTTATTATCTTTTAACCCTTTACTAGAAGGGTCTACACATACACCAACTAATGCAGCTATAACAGCTACAACAGCAACTGGATTAGCTAATATACTTAATAAAGCTTCTCCTAATAAGTTCCAACTTGTTAAAGTTTTAAAATCAATTCCAGCTGATGAAAATATAACTCCACCTAAACCTAACCAAAAATATGGATTTTTTAATCTACTTTTCATATATAATCTCTCCTTTTGTTTTTTCTATTGTATCTATTCTGTGATGTGCTGATTTAGTGCTTTCTTCAACTTTTATAAGCCTTTCTATAACATTACTTATTTTTGTATCTTGAGCTTTTATATCAAGCCTTATATCATCAACACCTTTAGATATATAATCTAATTTTGTAGCAACTACTGTTTTTTGAGATGCATCATCTTCTATATCATGAGCAGTCTTTTTTTGATAACTCATATAGCCTACAATTGCACCTACAATTGTACATATAACTGTAACTTCTATATTCATACATCCTCCTAAAAATCGCATAAAAATAGAACTATCTTTTATAGTCCTTCATTATTTATTGTCTTCAGTTATCTTTATCGGTAAATTATTAATAGGCTTATCGAAATCTTCGCCAGTTATTTCTTTAAACTGTTCTTTTGTTATTCTTTCAGCTTCAACAAATAGTCTAATATCATCTACTGTATATATTTTTGATTCAAAATAGGTTTTTGCTGTTTCAAAATACCAAATATCCATTTTATTTACCTCCAACCTTTAGCATCAAATCAGCAACTTCTTTTTCTATGTCTTTGATTTGTATATCTTTTTTTACTAGATTTAAAGTTGTTTGAGCTATATTAGTATTCATTTTTTTTAATTCAATATCTTTTTTTACTGAGTTTAAAGTAGCTTGTGCTAAACTCATATTTAATTTTTTTATTTGTATATCTTTTTCTAAACTTTCTTTTACTAGAAAGGCATTTTGTTTTTCTAATAAATCAATTCGAGTAGGTTTTGGCTTTTCATACTCAAAAGGAATTATTTCAAATATATCTTTATCTTCAATTGTATAAATCTCTTTAAAATCTATTGAATCTTTTATTTTAAAACCTTGTGTTATTTGTTGTAAATACCATCTTAATTCACTACTAATACATATATTTGGTTTTGGTATAATATCATCATCTTTATTTTGTTGATAAAAGCCATTAAATTCTCTAGTATCTTCTTTATATGTCATATAAATTTTCATTTTAACACCACCTTTATATTCCTATTGCTATCCATGTTACTGTAGCTGTATATCCAGTTCGTGGTCTTCCTTGAATATCTCTTACTTCTGCATATCCATTAGTTAGGGTTTGTCCTCCGACTATTGCATTTGTTTCATTATATCCACCATAACTATTTGTTTCTAAGTTTCCAGTGCATTTGCAAAACTTTGTAAATGCTAAAGGATAATATATTTTAGCAGTTCCTATGCAAGAATTATCATTAAAGCCTATTTTAGTTGTTCCAAATTGTATAATCATACCTGAAGGTAGTTTTTGAAATCCAGTACCTGTTGTATTATTAAAATCCCAAGAAAAATCACCTATATTAGTCATATTTGACCATGTCCACCAACTACCTTCAAAGTTTTTTAATCTAGTGTAAATTTTACCATTAGCACTAGTAAATCTTTGAATTAATTCAGTATCATTGGTGTGAAATACCTCTAATGCCCCATAGATATTCCCACTATAAGGAGCATTTGGAATACTTCCACCTTCTTTGAAAACATAATATCGGCCTGGCTCTAAAGCTGTATTAAAATCTGTAACACTTCCTAAATTTTTTAAATCGTATCTTTTATCATGATTATGAGATATAAAATCAAACATAAGCTTTAATAAACTATCATCAACATTTTCAAGCTTTTCAGATATTGAACTATCCGAAGATACAAAAGAAGAAGGTATATAATATTCTATTCCAGGATCTATTGCTCCACTACTTACTGAAAATAAAGTTTGAGGATTAAAAGATCTAGTTGATATATCTAAGCATTCATAAACTTCCTCTTTAATCATTGGGCAAACTACGGTAGTTGGAGTTCCTTTAAAATAATTTTTAAATGTATTTAAATCTGTAGCTTTAGATTTATTTAGAAATACCCATAATAATCCATCTGATGCATATATATGCTCTTTATCAAGTACATAGTTTTGGATAGAATTAAATCTATCTGAAGCAACTAATCCAGGTCTTATATTTGAATTTCTTAGATAACATCTAATTGTATCGCCTACATCCCCATCAAATACCCAGTTTTCACTTCCTTTTATAGTAAACTCCATACATTTCTTACGATAATAAATTTTACCATTTGAATGTTTTTCGATTATATCTTGTACTCCTTCATATATTCCTTTTAAAATAGGTTTTTTCCATGACTTAGCTTTAGAATCATAATATAAAAGATTTCTTTTACTTTCTTCATGAGGAATATAACTAGTAGTTGTTTTATTTAAGCTAAGTTCTATATTTTTAACTTTAATATGGTTATTATCAACTTTTATAAATTCACATCCTTTAAAAAAGCTAGTATTTAAATAACCTATTTGCTCAACAGGAATTAAAACTTTATCGTCTTTAACATCTCCATTTATTCCTATTAAAAATTTCCAATTACTTAAATCAAATTTAGATAAATCTAAAACCATATTTGGAGTCATATCTGTTATTTGCTGATAGTTATCATTAACAAACCCCATATATAAACTACAATTATTATTTCCAGTCGTTCTAAAATGGTAATATCCATCAGCTTCAAGTCTAGAACTTAATAAATTTTCATCAAATAAATTAAAATTACAACTTTTGATTTCTATATTGTCTATTCCATCTCCAACCGATTTAATGCCTTCAAAATAACCATCTATCTTTTCATTTCCTTCAACTAAAACAACCTTTACATTTTTAACATCATCCAAAGTAAACTTTTGATCTCCGTTTGGATATAGATGAAGAAATGAATTTCCTATCTCCGATAGAGATGTAAAAGTACCTTCTGGACTTTTAGTTATTTTTGGAGCTGTTAAATGAAACCAATGAGAATTACATTTTTGAGGTAATCCAAATAATTTATAACTATAAGTTGTATTAGGCTTTATTGGTAAATCACTTAAGTAAATTGAATAATAAGCATTTACCCCTAAGTTTTCTCCACTTCCTCCTAACACCCATTTAGAAGGATTCAAAGGTATTATATTAAATAATGTTTTGCCAGTTAACTTTAAATTTTGTATATATCCATTTGAACTATCTGTTATAACATTATTTCCAGTTACCTTTTTACCTTCATTAGAAACTATATTATTAGCTTGCTCTAAAACTCTTTCTAGTTCTTTTACATTAATTTTAGCTTCTGTATTTTGACCTTCTAATTTATCTTTATTTGCTACTAAATCCTCTAATTTAGAAAGGTCTTGTTTAAACTTATCTAGTTCTTTTTTAGCTTGTCCAACGTATCTGTCAAGCTTTTCTAAAGTACATATATCTGTAATAGATTCTATAGCCTTATCAGAGCCTACTTTTTCTCTTACTTCAAATAAAAATGTAGCTGTTGTTACTTGTCCACTTGTTGACCTTAATTCTAATTCGGCATAAGTTAATCCACTTGCTGTTAATGCTTGATTTTTTACATTTATTTTAACTTCATCATCTTGAATGGTTATATTATCTTCTTGATATACTATAGTTCCATCTGCTTTTTTTACAAACATTTTAATCTGTTCATTTTCAAAATGATAAGGAAGTCCATTTTTATATAAAGATGCATAAAAAATAGCAGTGTCATACTGCTTTAATCGAAATTTAGGTATATGATCCTCACGTTCAATATCTAGCTTAAAATGAAAGTTATTTACTGACAACACTATCACCTTCTTTTTCTGTTTCTGTATATAATCTCCAATACTCTTTATTTTCTATAATATTATTATTTAAATCAGTTTCTTTTAAAGCATCTAGAAATACTTCTTTATTTCTTTCTTCTTCAAATCCTTGTCTTTTAGCTGTTACAACATATTTAAATGTAAAATCTTTTCTATCTGATTCAACTATAAAATAATCTTTTGTTTGCTCCTTTATTCTGTAATCTCCCCATCCTTGCTTTATTATTTCAACTGTATAATCTAAATCAAGATTAACACTATCTTTAAATATATTATCTAATATAACTATTCTTTCATATGTAACTTTATCATCATGTTTAACTTCTTCTACAGTTAATGAATGCATACTTCTATCTGTTAAATAACTTTCGCAATCCTCTACACTATAGAATAATCTTTCACCGTATTTTTCAGTCTTTTGAACACAGTTTTTATTCCCTTGAACGATAAAATCTTGACTTACTACAAGACCTCCATCAGCATAAAACTTTTGCTTTGATACTATATTATTTGTTGTTGAAGAATAAAAAGCATCATTGCCATTAATCCAAAAACTAAAACCACTAGGGCTTGAAGAAAAGTTTTTATGTCCACCTTTTGAAAAATAAGCTTCATCAGGAGAAAAACTAGCATATGGATAACAGTCACTATTTAAAACATCAGATAAAATAAACTTATTTTTTCCCAAAATTAATCTAGAAAAATTATTTGTTCTTTCAGCGACTACAAAATTATTTAATACCTTAGCTACAAAATTATCTGTACTAGAATTAAAGATACTATTTAAACCATATTTAAGCCATAATTCAGACCCTCTAAGGTCTACATCATGGTATACATTAATAGGAACATTTGCACTTCCATCTATATTATGTTTATCACATACAATATAACTATAAAAAGTTCCATTTTCTTGATATGCTAATGACAAATAAGAATTTAGCATATTAGCTAAAACAACTCCAGGTACGTGTTCATTATTGTTACGTCTAGAGGAATATAACTTTCCAACTGGATCTCCTTCTCCATCCCAATCATATAAATTTAAATCAGTTCCAGCAAGTTCAATTGCATTAACACCATTTTTTTTAGTCATAAGTCCACCAGTTTTTGATAAATCTATTTGTAAGCTTCCATCTAGATTTTCAATTAAAACGGTTTTTAATTTTCCTATTAACCAATCGGCATATACATACCCACCACCAATAAAAGTATTCCATTGCCAATCTTTATTATCTAAAGTTCTTTTATTAGCTATCATTAAGCCCATAGAGCCTAGGGCTAATGCTCCATATGTTTTACTACCTTGAACTCTATCTTCAAACAGCATCGCTTTAACTTGCTGAGGTTGTGCAATATCCCTTAAAGCTTGAAACTTAGTATTAAGGGCAGAAAGCACACCTTCTAAACTTTCAGCTTTCACATTACCATTTTTATTTAATATACTATCTAGTTTTTCTTTTGCTAGATCTTGTCTATCAAAGTAATCTGTATTAAGTTCCCCTAAAGTTATTGCATTATATTTTTTATTTAATATATCCCATTCAAGACCTACGCATCTAGTAGTTAAATCTACACCTATATTTTGATGTTCAACTGTTAGAGTATCACCAATTCCAACATTAACTAGCTTTTTAAAACTTTTATATTCTTCTGTGTTTTCTAGTATAGCTATATCAACTTTTCCTGAAACTTTAGGTTTATCTAAGCCACTTTTAAAAGCTTCCTTAACTCTTTGTCGCATAGCTTCATATAAAGATTCTCTTGTTTCAAAACCTTGTTCATCTTCTCCACTGCAATCTTCCTTTAGTTTTAAATCTTCAAAAACCATATGTCTTTCTTTTATAATTGGATACTTATTAATTAATGGAGAATCTATATATAGTTCAGGTAACATAATACCGTTATAAGCTTGTGGGTATATACGTGTAGCTATTTCATCTGTATTTTCAGCTAAGTCTATATCTAACATATTTCTAGCATATTTAACTTTTACTCCATAATCTCCACCGATTCTATGATTTACATATACGTCAAAATTATCGGCTAGTACTTCGCCACCCCAACGGTTTAACAGTGTGTTATCACTATCTCCACTTATTGCACTTAAAGCATTCATTTTAACAAAGTATGCCGTATTGGTTAAACTAATATCTGAATGCCCTTTAAATTTAGTTCCAGTTAAAATAATATTTAAGGCTGTTTCACAATTAAAATTAACTGCTCTAGTATCTACAATAATTTTATCAATTAAATCAAAATAAATATGTCTAGCTTTTACTTTTACTCCAAACATACCTTTTGCCACATCATAGATTCTAAATAGCTGTTGATTTTTGCTATAACAAACATCGCATTTAACTACACCTAAGTTTTCAATTGTTTTCCATCTTTTTTCTTTATCGTAACTATGTTCAAATTCAATTTCACAAATACCATTCAGCTCTACTTTTAAAATAGCACTAGACGGCTGTAATTTTATATCTCCATTTCTATCAAAGTTAGCATTTGACGGTTTGTAACATTGCATTATAAACACCTCCATCTAGGCTTCATTTTAAATTCTTGTATATTACCTTGAAACTGTATAAGATTAGCACCTTTATTTAAATTTGGATATTTTCCAGTACCTAAATTAAAAGGATTATCTAAATCTCTATAAACTAATTCAAGTTCACTATCAATGTATATATAATCTTGAATTGGTACAGTAAATTTTCTATTATTTATACTTACTTTTGCTTCTCCATTACCTTTTATAAATATAAGAGGTAGTGATTCTAGATAGTAATTATATAAATTATCATTATTATGTATATCAATAAATCCATCTGCATATAAGTTATATAAGTAACCTCTGCAAGTGAAATCAATTCTAAATTTACCTTTACGTCTTAATATAGTTTCAAAATCTCCATTTAATTTTACATCCACTACTTTATAAAACCATTCGGGATCATCATTAAAAATCAATTTATTATCTTGTATTTCATTAATCCATAATTTAATTTGTCTAAATCTTTCTTTAAGATTGTTTTTTTCTATGAAATTAAATTCAACTGGAATTACAATATCCTTATATCCGCCCATGTTTTCATAAACTGAACCATCTCTACCAGGAATTTCTTTTGCAATTTTATTTTTAGAAGGAGAGGGAATATTAGGTCTTTTTACTATGCTTAATCCTAAATCAAATTTAGAATTTAAATTATTAAATATTAAAAAATACTTACTAAACATCATGCTCTCCCCCTTGCAATTCCTCTACTTCTTTGATTTTTACTTATTAAATTTCCAAATTCATCAAATATAGCTTCAGCTACATTTTTGCTACCTACTTGAAGATTAATTTGAATTATTTTCGGTTCTTGATTATTTTTTTCATAGGTTTTATTTCCTCTATTATCTAAAACTTTTTGTACTGAATTAGTAACTAATTTATCTAATTTAGAAAGAGGTATTACAGCTTCGTGTTCTTTCCCTTCTCCAACAAGTGCCATAGTAGCTTTTGTGACTATACCACCTTCAGCCAATGCTGGTATCTGAGGTAAATGGATTCCAAAGTGCTTACCACCAAACATCGGCACCCAATTTGGAACAGTAAAACTAATCCTATTAACTGCCCTTATTGCTGAATTTATTCCTGATATAGCAGCATTGATAGGGGCTTTTATAATTCCTCCGATAGTTCCAAAAATACTAGCTATTATTTGCTTAAGTCCACTAAAAATCTTTCTCCAATTTCCAGTAAATACACCACTTAAGAAGGTTAGTACTCCATTAAAAACTCCTTTTATTCCATTCCATACAGTTCCAACTACTGAAAAGAAATGATTTAACGGAACACCCAAAAGACCAAATGTTCTTGTAAAATCTCGATGGAATGCACCTTTAAAGAAATTTGCAAATCCAACAAATATACTTTTAACTTTAGACCATACAGCATTTACACCGTTTCTAAACCAATCGCACTTATTATATAAAGTAACAAATACAGCTCCTAACGCAACTAAAGCTGTTATTACTATACCTATTGGATTCATAGACATAACTAAATTTAATCCTTTTTGTGCTAAAGTCATGGCTTTTGTTGCTGTTGTTACAGCTAATTGAGCACCTTTGAAAGCAAGCATTTTAGCTTTATTACCTAACCACATTAAACCATTCTTAGTTAGTTGAGCCGAATTTTTTAATATTGCTAATGTTAATTTACCTAAATTCTTAGTTACAGTTAAAAGCCCCTTACCAAAAGCTAAGATTCCTTTGCCTGCTGTTTTACCTATACTTATAGCAAACTTACCTAAATTTTTAGTTACTGTTAAAAGACTTTTACCAAAACTCTTTAATCCTTGAACAGCTTTTTTACCTATATTTAAAGTAAAGTCTTTTATATTTCTAGATACTTTTACTATTCCTTTTCCAAATTTAACTAGCTTAGTTTCACCATCTCTAGTAGCTTTTGCATAATCTTTTATAGCTTTACCTGATTTTTGCATAAATTTTATATTATTACTTAAACCTTTAGCTAATTTTGCAAATCCACCTATAGCTAAGTTTGTAGCAACAAATCCAGCACCTAATCCAACCACTAAGGTTTTTTGTCCTTTAGTCATTCCACCTATAGCTTTTATAACAGATGATAAACCTTTAGCAAATTTAGCTACGAATGGAGATAAAATTTCTCCAAATTCAATTAAGGAGTTTTTAGCTAAATTTAAAGAAGTAGATAAACTATTTTTAGTAGTATCACTTATTTTTTTAAATGCAGAATCTGTTGCTCCACTTGCTTTTCCCATTGCTTTAGTTTTATTGGTAAAGTCATTAAAGTTTTCACCAGTCAAAGCCGTTAAAGCTGTTACAGCTTCTGTACTCGAAAATAATTTTCCAAGTTTATCAGCTTGACCACCAGTTTCTTTTTGAAGGATTTTTAAGACACCACCTAAACCTTCACTTTTTAGCATAGCTTGTGAGTTTTCATATCCATATTTTTTTATAAGTTTTTGCATGTCTTTTGTAGGTTTCATTAAGTTACTAAATACAGCTTTTAATTGAGTAGATACTTCAGATGTATTACCAGTAACTCCAGTTAATGTAGCCATAGATCCAAATAATTCTTCCATCGATAAATTCAAACTATTTGAAAGAGGGAATAAAGGTTGCATGCTACTTGCCATTTCAGGAAATGTAGTAACTCCTAATTTTGCAGTTTGGAATGCTAAGTCACTTATTTTTTTAGCAGTTTCATCATTAACTGACCCATAACCCTTCATACCTGCAGAAATTAAGGCAACTGAATCTTTAACCTCTGCTCCACCAGCTTTAGCACCTTTAGCCATATCTTCAAATATTTTTTCAGTTTCTTTACCACCATCTCCAATACTTGAAATAGCTTGATACATACCATCTGAAACTGTTTGTATATTCATTCCAGTTTCATTACTAACATCCATAATTTTATTTTTGTAACCTTCTAAATGACTATGATCATCTAAAAGTGTATTTATATTTGCAGTACCTTCTTCAAAATTCATACTAGCCATAGTTGCAGCAGTCCCAAGTCCAACTATAGCCGTACTAGCTGGCTTCATTTTATTCGATACATGTTCAGCTTTTTGACTAGACTTTTCAAGACCTTCGCTAAATTTATCAAGCTTACTTTTTTCTAGTTCTTTGTTTACTTCTTCTAATGCCTTTTGGTTTTCCATTAACGATTTTTGACTATTATTTAATTTAACCTCTGCATTATCTAATTTTTTAACTGTTGAATCTATTTCAGTATTATTTTTAGATTGAGCTTCTTTTAATTCTTTCAATTCAGCTTTAAGTTTTTTAGATTCTTCACTATTTTTCCCAGTCGCATTTACACTTTCTTGATACTTCCTATTTGTTTCTTCTATCTTAGTATTTAATCTATCTCTTTCACTTTTTTGATTTGCTAAATCTTTATTGAGATCTCTTAAATGTTTAGATTGAGTTTCAATCATTCTATTTTGTACATTTATTTTACTTGTTAGTTCTGATTGCTTATTTTTTAAAACATCTGTAGTACTTCCAAATAATTTAGCTTGTGTATTTGCTAGATTATAGCTACTTTTTACTTTATTTAATTCTCTAGCCATTTCAGCCATTTGCCTGTTAAATTCACTACTATTTGCATTTATTTTTATATTAGCACTCATTTAACTCTTCCTCCTTTCCTCAAAAATAAAAAGACTATGCATAGGCATAATCTTCATCGTGGTTTTCTTCATCTAAATTTTCAGTGTAGTATATAAAGTAATCCAACAACTCATTAAGATCCATTTCTAAACTTTGCTTTAAACTATTACCAAATGCTTTTTTTGAAACCTTAAATAAATTATTTAAAATATTTAAATATAAATCATATATGTTGGTTTCATCTTCTTCAATATCTTCATAGCCATTTTCTCTGTCATATTCATCAAATGCACTTTTTTCTTTTTCTACTTTTTCAAAAAATATATTTCCAATCTTATCATTTATATTTAAAATTACTTTCTTTATTAAATAAAATATACTTAAAGCTTCATATATTTCTAAATTATATAAATCTCTTATTTTAACTTTATTATCAAAGAAAACATGTATTAGCTTATAAATATTATTAAACTCTTCATTTTCTAAATCTATTAATTTAAATAGTTCTATAGTTTTTTTATATTTATAGCAAGTACATAAATTTATATCTAGACAAGAAATAGTTATATTACAAAAATCTATTTCTTGTCCTTCATAAAAAGTTTTTCCGTTTTCTTTATTTCCTTATCAAGTTTTTCAGCTATTTCTATATCTGCCCTCATGAAATTTAAAATTATTTCAGGTATATCAAATTCTAATTCTATATCTTCAGCTGTAAATTGATTATCAAATATAAAAACCAAAACATCCATCATATCTTTTAAATCTTTATAAGCGTAACCGTCTTGTTGAGAAATTCTGTCCCTAACTTCAGTGTATTTTTTATACTTACTTAATATCATTTTTCCACTATCATATTCTTTATTTTTTACTGTTATTTTCATCAATTTCACCCCTTAAATTAATTATTTTTGATAAAAAATACAACTCTTTTAAATAAGCTAATTAAAGCCATTTTAAAGAGTTGTACCTTTTTATTGATTAATACATCAAGTATTTTTTTATATCTTCTTATATTCGATTATACAAAGCGTTTTTTCTTCAACTTAAAAATTTATGCTTATTTTTCTCCTGGTGGCTCTTGAACTTTAGAAAACCAATCTTGTATAGCTGTTTTCGCATCGCTATGCTCTTCTATTAAATAAGTTTCATCTACTTCCGTATTGTATTTCCCATCTAATTCTCTTCCATAAAAAGTACCTTTTAATTTAGCAGTTTGTGTTTTTGTTTTATCTCCTTTTGTATCATATTCTTCTGTAAAACCTTGATTAAATTTTCCACAATAGTACCAAACAAATTCATATTTTCCATTTGTTTGTTTGGCTCTCCATCCTATAGCTATTTCTGATGCCTTATCATTTATATTATTTACTAAAAAACCATTTTTATATATAGCACCTCTTACTAAAGCTTTTTGCTCAGGAGATAATTTATTACTTTCTACTTCTATTTCAGCACTTTCAAAACTTTCGATTACTTCTTCAACAACATCATCACTATATGTTTTTTCTATATTAGTTTTTATTGTAACTTTAGCTCCTATAGATCTACCAAATTTAATAGGTGCAGATGCTTTATATGATGTAGCTGTATTTTCAGTAACTAAAGCTACATAAATATCTTTACATCCCATTCTACGAGTTTTTACTGCTTGTTCTACTGTCATTCTTTCAGCTCCTTTCTAAAATAAAAAAAGATTTACAAATACTCCGTATAAGTAAATCTAATTCCTTTATGATAAATTTTCGTTTCTTTTTCATAAAAATCTTGACCATCATTTTTTATAAAGTCATTTTCTATCATTAATTTTCTAACTTGTCTTTTTAATTTATAAGCTTCTAAACTGTCTTTACTCCATATATCTACTTGAATAGAATGTTCTATACAACTTGCTTCATCATCTTCATAATCTCCATCTTGATCTAAGTATTCATGTACAGTTATATGAGTTTTATTTAATTCTTCATCATACCACCCCTCAAATACTTCAACATTTGTAGGCTCTAAAGTTTGAGTAACAAGTGCTATAATATCAAATTCCTCATTTGCCACTATATCACCCCTCTAACTTTCTAATTAATTTTTCATATTCTTTTTTAGCTATATCATCATATTTCTTTTTTAACATTTTATTAACTAAACCAAATGAATGGTGTGGAGGTCGTTGGCTCGTCCCCCATTCTTCCATTTTCATATAAAAATAAGGACTGTTATCTGTTTTTTCCCATCCAACAACTACATAAGTTCTTCCACCCTTTTTCCTCAATTTAGGTTTCGGAACATTATCTCTAGCATGTCCATTTGGTCTACTTCCATTTCTACCACTTGTACTATTATCTTTACTTTCATGTATTAAAGGTTTAACTGTAGAGTACGCTAACTCCCCACATTCTTTTAATATCTTTTTATTGGTACTTTCAACTTGACTTTCAGTAGCTAAAGACTCGACTCTTTTTATAATTTCATCTAGTCCTTCAAATACCATTTCAATACTCATTACAGTACCTCATTACATTTTATTTTTATATATTTTCTTTTATATGCCATGAAATCAACGTAATATATTTCATATTTTCTATCTTTCCATTTTACAATGAAATTTTTTTTATCTCTTAATTTCTCCATTGGTAAACAATATCTAACTTTAAATATAACTGTATTTTCTAACTTTGAGTTTATAGCTTCATATTGCTCTTTTCCTATTAAATCTAATACCTGTGCATTATATGATGTTAGAAAATCAGTTTCTTCTTTATCATATCTTCGACCATTAATGATTTTATCTTTGATTTCTTTAATATCTATATGAGTAAATTTAGCCATTTTCATCACCACAATTAGCAAGTATATCTAATATAGTGCTTGAAATTTGGTCGTATCCATAATTTTTACCTTCTAATCTTAAATCAGGATTATCAAATAAATCTCCTGCTATTTTTGTAATTAATAGATTGGCTAAAGGTATTCTATCTTCACATTTTTTATATGCTTGACCTACACAAATATCAACATATAATTGAGCTTCTTGAATCTTTTTTTCTATATGTTTTCTTGTTTTCTCGTCAACATAATCAATTCTGCTATTTTCAGCTACATCTTCTACAGATACGCTCATTTTAACTCCTTTCTAAAAAAGCTATAGTGTAAAATTCAATATAGCTTTTAAATTAAAGTTCTATTTTCTTTATACTTCTCTTAGATCCTAGCTTAGGTATAAATCTTTCTAATATTCTTATTTTCGTAGTATCTTTATCAAATCCAGCTTCATCTGATTTAGCAACAGTAACTTGATTTCTATCTACATACTTAACAGCTTCTTTAAAGTTTAAGACATAGAAAACTGATGTTTTACCTTCTGTTAAAGTTAATAATTCATTATCTACAGTTACTATAGGTTTATTATTGAAATATTCAACTCCATTTACTTCTGTTATTAAATTTAGCTTTCTTCCTTGCTTATCTTTCATATTTTTTAATAAACAATATCCAGTAACATTAGTTAATGTAACTAACCCAGCTTTAACAGAAGGTAAAGATGAATCTATAGCATTTTCTACATCTTCATATGATTTAGCATCTTTTATTTCTGTTGCATTTTTAGTTATTACATCTAATATTTTTTTATTTTCTTTTATAGTAGCTATATTAGTAAAGTTCTTTCTTACTAAGTTTTCAACATCTATTATTGCATCATCTAAAGTTTCGCTTGTTATTTCTTGTATTAGTCCAACTTTAGCACATTTATAACTTACATCAGTTGTTACTAGAGTTCCGTCAACTATATCTTCACCTTCAGCTATATCTGCTAGTTCATTTTGATCTAAATCCACAACTGGTATAGTTCCTTCATTTCTTGAAACTGGGATTACATCACATAAGCCTTTTAGTGATCCAAATCCCTTTTGTATAACTATTAAGTTATTAACAAATTCTTTAGGTATAATTGCAGCATTCCCATCTGTTTTTACTATCCCTCTTTCTTCTTCACTAAGTTCTTCTTTTCCCATTATAAACTTAGTTAAAGATCTCATTTCATTTACTTCTTCATTTTGATTATTTTTCTTTCTTTTGGATTGATTTTGTAGTTTTCGCTTTTCTTCATCTTCAATTTCTTCTTCAAGTGCTAATAATTCTTTCACTTTTCTAATTTCTTCTTTTTTAGCCTTCGCATTATCTACATCTCTTTTTTCTATAAATTCTCTCATTTCCTTAGTTAATTTTTTTATTTCTGCTCTTAGTTCAGTTATTCTATCCATATTTTTTCTCCTTCCAATTTTAAACATAATAAAAGAGATACTCACTAAAGTATCTCATTTTCCAATTCAATTAATTTTAATTCTCTTTCTAAATTTTCTATTTCTTTTAATTTATTTATTTCATCTTGTTTTTCTTCTTTAGCTCTTTTATAAACTGATGTTGATGTACTTTCATATGCTGGGTTAACAACTATGCTACAATCACTTATATTAGCAATTTTATTTATACACCTAAAATCATAACCCCTAGTACCATCATCCCAATCCCAAGATTGAGCGTCTGAATCATTCCAATCTATAGAAAATGCAAAGCTACATTTACCAACTATACCATTTTCCATATTCTCAATTAAATCTCTTGCATATGTTGTATTAGTTGGAATAGCATCAAAAAATAATCCTTTATTATCTATAGATAAATTCAAACTTCCAACCCCTTCTTTTTTACTATTTCTAGCTAAAATTAAGTTGTCATTATGATTAAAATTCAAAATAACATTGGACATATCGCAATTATCCAATGCTCCTTTTTTAATAGTTTCTCTAAATCCTAAATCTTCGGAAATAGTATCAAAAGTTAATGCATATCCTTGAATATGTGTTTCTTTATTATCTCCTTCTCCTATTTCTCGAACTTCAAAGTTATTAAAACTTCTAATCTCATTTTTTACCTTCATTTTTACCACCCCCTTTCGCTCTTGTAATTTCTGATAAATCCTTATATTTATATACTCCACTTGAAACTAATAACTCATCTCCACCTTCAATTAGTGGTTTATCAAGTATTCTTCTTACATCATTAATTGTATATCCTGAATTTTTGATGTATTCAGTTACTATTTTCGCTTGTGTTTCTGCATTTGTTCTTAACATTACATTTTGATTGAATCTACATTTTAAACCTTTTTGACGGTCTAGTTTAGATATATATTTCCAGTCAAATTCTTGTTCTAACTGTTGGAATTTAATTAATAAAGTATCTGTAAGAAATCCTATATTTTGCATTTCCATATTATTATTATTACTATCTTCCAAATCGCCTATTTGACTAGGACTTAGTCCAAAACAATTGGCTATTTCTCTCCTACTAAGCTTTCTAATCTGTTCAAACTGTGCATCAGCTAAACTTAAATTAAGACTTGAAATATTGTATCCTGCAGGTACAGTAAAAGTCCTTCCATTATTTGAATAAAGCTTATCAAACTTTTTCTGTGTTTTCTTTAATTCTTTTTCATCTTTTATATCACTAGATAATTGAACTAATATTTTATTAGTTAATCCATTATCAAATAAATTTCCTAAGTAACTTTGACCTTTTACATTTGTCTTTATTATATTTCTCAATAAATCTTTATTTGCTTTTGTATTTATTCCATCAAAAGAAATACCTGGTCTATAAAGTATCATGTCTTTATCGAAGCAACTTCCAACCTCATTAACTAATTTAAATTCAATCAAAACTCTATTTCTCATATTTGAACTTAAGATACCTCTATCATCTATGATTATTTGAGTTATTTGGGCTGGATATAAATCATTTGTATTTCTATCTATTAATAATCCACCTATTCCATAATGTTCACCTAATGCTACTACAGCCTTAATACAATCTATAGCTGTCATATTAGGATTTGGTCTGAGCCTTAATTTTTCATATAATTCATGGGTTTTAGCATCCACTACTCCCTTTTCAGTATCTTGCTTTAAAATTAATGGACACTTAGCAACACTTTCAGAAATATATTTTATACATTTAAAATAGGTTGTTTCTTTTAATTCCTGTTCAGGAATATTGTCATAACCTTTTTGAAATAGTTCTGACCAAGTGTATTTTTCTATTTCATCTGTTAAATTTCTTTTTTCAATCTTATCCCAAAACATTCATTCACCTATCTTTCTGTATAAAATAACTTAGTAAAAATAATCCTATTGCAAGTAAATACATGGCTATATGCTTATTCAAATCAAATGTAGTGAAAAATATTATAAAAAAAGAAATTACTAATATTAAATCTGCTATCAGTAATTTCATTTTATTTTTATCTTTAATTTTTATTAAAAACTTTTTTATCCTAATCACCCCATTCTTCATTTTTTTCAAGTTCAGCAAATGGATCATAATGTCCAACTTCATTTTCTTCTATAGCTAAACCTAATCCCATAAGCATAGCTATAATACCATCTATTTTAAAAGTAGATTTTTTCTTACTATATTTAATATTCATAGCATCATCATAAACTGCTATTGTATGTTTAGCCATAAAATTAAATACCTCATTTTCAGCTATAATTAATCTTTCATCAATTAATAAATTTTCAAAATCATTTATATAAGGTGTAAATGTTTGAAATCCTTGACCAAGTGGAACTATGTCCCATTTATCTTCAAGCCTATTTAATATAGTAGGACTTCCCCACCTATCAAATCCAAGCTTTTCAAATTCAAATTCTTTATCTAATTCATATAAATAATCTAAAAATAACTCAAAATTTATATATTTTCCTTCTAAAGCTATCAAATAACCATCTTTAACCCACCTTGAATATGGATTTTTATCAATTTCTTCTCTTTCAAAGATAGTATCTTTAGGAGTAAATAAATGAGGATATATAATATATTTTTCTCTTTCTTCATCAAAAAAGACTTGAACAAATCCAGTTATATCATTTTTAGATGATAAATCTAAACCACACCAACATAATTTATATTGCTTTAAATCTTCTAAATCTATTTTTTTAGTACATTTATTCCATAGATCCATATTTATAGCATTTTTTATATTGTCTGTAGCTATATGTTGATTAAGATATAATCTTCTAAATTTAGCTTCAAAAGTTTTCATAGCTGATGCTTTTTTAGCTAGTTTTATAAAGTCATCTATCTTTTTAAAACATCCAAGTGCTGGATTAGCTTTACACCATTCTTTTATATTGAAAATATCACAATTTTTTTCAGCTTCATAAATAGAATAGAAAAAAGTTTTATCATCTATTTCTTCCGTTTCTATTTGTTTAGAATATGAATACATTTGATATTCCAAATTTTGTTCATCTTCTCCACTAGATGCTGTTGTTGTTGTGAACATAATAGGATCATCCCATAACCCCATACCAGTTATTAACTTAGAATATGCATCATCTTTTTTATATTCGTGTATTTCATCTAATACAACTATATAACTTGCATAAGAGTCGAGATTTCCACCTTCATTACTTAATACTCTAAGATAACTATTTGTTGCTTTTCTATACATTTCTTTTTTAGATTCTGTTATCTTTACATACTTTTTAAGTATTTTATTATTTTTTATAGTTAGTTGTATAGTTTTAAATAGGTTTGTGGCTTGTTTTATATCATTTGCAACAATAATATATTCAGCCCCATAAGTATCCTCTGTAAAGTACAAATATATTATTATCCATGCAACTAAAGAGCCTTTACCATTTTTTCTACCTATATTTAGATGAGCTTCCTTAAATCTTCTAAATTTAGTTTCTCTATTTTTTACACATAGTATAGATGTTAGTATTTCAAATTGAAACTTTAATAATTTTATCTTTTGACCTTTTTTACCTTTATCTAAAGTCAACTTCGATAAAAATTTAAACAATTTTAAAGCTTCTTTTTCATCAAAAAAGTATTCATCATTATCATACTTTTCTTTTTGCTCTTGAATAACTTTTTCTAAAATATAGTTTTTTTGTATATCTACATTTCCATCTATAAAACTTTTAATTTCTTTTTCTTCTTGAGTTATCATTTAGAGATCATCTCTTCTAATTCTTTATCTTCATCTCCTTCTACAACTACAACTCTATTTTTATGTATTCTAGCTTCGGATGCTGGTGTCATTCCTAATTCTTTCATCCAATGTCTAAGCTCTTGCTCTGCATTTCTTAATAATTGATTATTAGGATGTTGCTGAGGATATCCATCTTTTGAAAAAATTAAGTGGCCAGTCTTTAATAACTCACCTTCATAAAAAAGAACTTTTGAATAGTTAACACAATATCGCTCTAATGCTCGCATATATTTTTCATCAATTTTTGTCCCATTTTCTTTACTTATTTTAATAAATCTTCTCCATTCTTTTTTTGCTTCATCATCTAAATAAGTAGGACATTTCAATGTTTTCACATTTTATCCACCCCTTTCAAAGTGCCATACACCCCCCCTACCCCCAAAAATAGTAAAAATTCTCGTGCGAGGTTAGGGACGGCGACCTTTTGAGGGTTTAGTTAAACTTTTTCAGCCCCCCTACCCTAGTTTAAACTCACTCATAAATCTATTTTTTAAATTTATAAGTAACTCTTGCATTTCTTTTTTATTACCTTTGTTATACTCACGATGTATTATTCTATGGTTACGTTCTGTTACATAGATAAGATTAGTTCTATCTAATCTCTTATCCATATCTTCGCTTAGTTCTACAATGTGATGAGTTCTTTCTCCTTGAGTTATCCTTCCTAACTTGTAATAGTCTATAACATCTATAGCTACAGTATCTAAGATAGCAAGCTCTCTAACTCTTTGCCATGCCATAGAATTATAAAAGCTTTCAAACCTCTTATGCTCTTCATCGTGAGCCTTCCTTCTTTTATATTCTTTATATCTTTCTCTTTCATTTACTTTATGTTTGCTTTCATGTTGTTTACAGTACTTAACATTATCTTTAACTATTCTAGTACATCCACTCCAGCTACAAAGTTTTAACATCGCCATAACTTACCCTATACTTTCTAACAAAATAAAAAAGACTAGAAACTAATCTAGTCTTTTTTTAGATAAGCAATAAGCATTACCCTACTTATTACTATCCCATTCCTCTTTTTTTCATATAGTCATCTTAGCAAGCTATCGGAGTTGCACCAATATAATTACTACAACTTGCATATTACCAGGTGTAGGGACGAACACCTGGCTAAGCTAAAAAGTTTAGTGAAATTATAAAACCTTATGTATTTATATTTTTTCCACACTATCATTTTAACATCATTCAATTATCTTTAAAATATCAACTTTTTATCACATTTATATCTTTAAAGCTTCTATTCCAAATAGAAATACACTTAATTCTCTTAACATCTCCGAAACCCATCTTCTTCCAGATATGACACTACATTTTAAGTCTTCTGCTAATTCTTCATAGGTCTTTTCTTTTAAGTAATATAATTCTAATGCTTTATACTTTTCCATAGTATTATTGTTAATTTGTTTCTTCTTCAATGCTTTTAATGCAATATCTATATTTGATATCATTATTACTGTTTTTACTTTACTCTTTTTTATACTCAATATATATATTTCATCTGTATTTAAATTGGTTAAGTCTATATCTGTACTATCCAAGCCATTTACATCATCTATAGCATTTTTCATATGACTTTTTAAATCATTGTAATTTCTCATAAGTACCTTTGTATTATGAAAAATTTCTTTTTTCTTTTTTTCATTTTCTTCTTTTCTAATTTCTTTAACTACTGCTTTAACTATATCTTTATATTCTATATCTTTATCTACCATAAAACTCCCACCTCTTATATAATTGACATATACTTTATTATTGTGTCTTTAGCTTCTTCAAATCCATCGCAAACAGTAGCATAATACCCTTGCTTATTTAATTTCTCTATCCATTCCTTTTGATTAGGTGTAGGCTTATTGCCATTGTATTTCATTTCTATATACAGTCCATTATATTTACCTCTAGGAACTGGCAAACTCAAATCAGGTACTCCCGATTTAACTCCTGCTTGTTTCAATCTAACAGCTTCTAATTTATTTCTTTTCCCTCCATTTGGTACATGGTGTATTAATTCTAATCCTGGATAAACATGTTCATTATATTTACACCATTGTATAAGATTAATTTGTTCACTTTCTTCGCTTCTTCTCATTTTTACTACTTCCTTTTTCATTTATTACAACTAGATCTTCTTCCCACCTACATTTATAACAGCTATATCTACAATCTTTTTTATCTATTTTTAAATATGTATTACAGTTTCTACACTCTATATAAATACTTTCCATATGTTATTCCTTTGCTTAATTAAATATAGCTTCTAAATTTTCTATTATATAATCTTTCATTAAGTATTCATCAATTATATTCAGTCCTGGTATATATATATTTAAATTTTTAAATTCATACAAATCTAAAACTACATCTAAACCTTCTATATTTTCATTTGTAGTTATATTCTTATTTCCAACTACAATTTTATATTTATTAATTCTCTTTTTAACTTCTAATATATTTATAAACTTATAAAGCTTTTTTCTTTTTTCATCACTTATTTTCATATTAACCCCCAATATAAACGAATTATTTTATTTAGTTTTTCTTCTAGGCATAATTAAATGTGGTGGAACACCCGATATAGTGTGCATATTCTTAATCAACTCTTTTTGATAATCATATAATTTGCAGTCCAATGTAGTTTCTACAATTTTAATCACATTAATATTTTTCTTATTCATATTTTTATACTCCATTCCTAAATAAAAATTATATTTTATATAAATGAATTATTTTATTTAGTAATCTTTTCTAATAAACCCTTTATAAATTTTTTTCTAGGTTTTACAATCTCGTCAAACTCCTTAACTTTTTCATAATCTTCAATATGATTCCTTTTTATTGAAAGTCTAAAAAGTTCATCATATAATATTGTTTCGATAAATTTTAATTCTTCATCTGTAAATATATTAATCACTTCCTAAATAAAAATTATATTTTATATAAATTAGTTATTTTATTTTATCCTTATATCCAACTAGCTTTAACCATTCTTTAAAAGCTTCTTCCGACATATTATTAGGTACAAATCTTTCTATAACTTCTTCAAATGGTTTTAAATGATATTCAATAACTTCTTTAGCTTCCTTAACTGCTGTTTCGTAATTATATCCACTTTCTTTTATTGCATTTATATAATCCTCAAAGGTCATATTATAATGTGTAGGACAATCTACAATTGCGCTAAACCTACAATATAATCCATTTGGTTGTTTTGCTATAAATCCTGCCATTTTGTTTTCCTCCTCAATCAATCATAGCTTGTACAAATATATTTAATGCACTCATTACAACTAATACTATAAATGGAGCTACCATAGCAAATAATCTTTCTCTATTCTTCATAGTGTAAATACTCCTTTAGATACTTTTTATAATTTTTCTAATTCTAGTTTTAACTCTTTTAATTCAGTTCTCAAAACATCTAATACTTTATTTTTCAACTTAGTATCTAAATAAAATGAACTTTCTTCAAAATATCCATATGCACTGCTTTTAAGTATGTATCTAGTCTTTTCTTTTATTATTTTCCCAGACCATACCTTTTCAGCTACTCTTATAAATTTCTCTATTCTATCTATTTCTTTTTTTATCTCATTTCCTTTAATTAAGTTTTCATATTTCATAATACGTTTCCATTTCTCTCCCTCATTTTATTCATATCTTTGAATTTTTAATTCTTGTCTTAGTTCACTAAATAAATTGTTAATTTCTTTTACTGAATACTCTTTTCCATACATCATTTTTATATAACGTTGCGTTTGTCCTATATTATTTTGAATATAGCTTATTGAATATAGCATTGGAATAATTTGTTCATTACGTAATTTAATTACCATTTCCTGTTCCTTTTTAGCTTCTTTTCTTTCTGTTCTAGCTTTCCCAGCATGATATTTACCACAATATTCAGCATTAGGTTGAGTTGATTCAAATTCTTTCCCACAATATTTACATTTCTTTCTATACATTTAAAACATCCCCTTTTATACAAATTTTTCAATCTCCACTTTATACTCAATTTTATATCTTTTTCTAAATAGTCTTTTAGCTGCTATAGCTTCATTGATACTGTGTCTTTTAGCACCTAAATACTCACATGCTTTATTAATACTTTTAAATTCCATTGTTTCATTTTTTAATGTATCTTCAATCATTAAAGGCTTTCTTTCAACTTTTCTTATAGGCTCTAAAGATTGTATTCTATATTTCTTTCTAAATAGTCTATTATGCTTTATATAAGTTGTTATATCTGCCCTTCTCATATTTAAAAATTCGCAACAATCATCTAAGTTATCAAATTCAATTTCTTTACTTTCAACTTCATCTAAAACTTTTACTTTATAGTTATGTTTTTGATTAGTTCTTTTAGTTTTTTTAGTTTCAGAATCCTTGATATTTTCAAGTACTATATGTTTTACAGCTTTTCCTATAGTTAATTTAGGATTTAATATACAAGCTAATAAAGCCATATAATTTTCTGTATAATCAAAATCATAAGTATTAGAATAGTTCACCCTCTTCACCTCTTATTTTTACTTTCTTTCTAATTCCATTGTTTCAGCTTCTTCTAATGTAAACTCATTCCCACATTCACATTTAAAAGTCGAGTTATCATCAAACTCTACATCTTTTTCAAAACTATCTGGTTGTTTACAGCAAGGACATACAATAACATAAATAGACATTATACTCATCTCCTTCTATCAGCTATATAAGCTAATATTTCAATTCCTCCAAATATAAAAATTAAATAATATATAAAAATATTTAAATCTTTCATCTTTCGCTTTATCCTTAATTCATAACTGGTTTTGATTTAAAAAATACTTGTTGAGCTTCTTTCCAAACTAATCTAAGTTTAGGATCTTCTCTTTCTACAAGTTGTTTTATATCTAACCCTTTAGATTTACATATCTCATTTACTAAATGTTCTAGTTTTATAGCACTTTCTGTTATGTACATTGTTTAATCAATCCTTTTTTTAATTTATTTATTTTCCTTAAAATATTCCTTAGCTTTTTCTTTTGAATATAAGAAAACACAGTTTGAATACCCTTTTAATAGCGTTCTAGTTGAACAAGCTTCTTTATCACAAATATTTTTATGAGTACATACTTTTCCATCTGTAGCAAATAAACAATTTGTATTTTGTTTCATGTTATCCCCTCTTTTTATTAATCTTTTATTTTTTTAAGTCTAGCAGTTATATACCATTTTCCATTAAATTCATTTTTATTTACTATTGCATCTATGAATTTATATTGAGGATTAATTTTTTGTATTTCATGTTCAAGTGAATTAAAATTTTTTGCCATTTCATTTATTTTTTTCCTTGAAAATTTAGACCTATTCCTAGTTATTATTGGTTCTTTTAACCCTTTGCTACATCCCCAACGTTTTTTACCTCTAGGGTCTTTTGCTAAGTAATTCGCTAACCCAGTAATATGCAAATCATCAGGGTATATAACTCTTACGTTATTTCTTCTTCCATACTTCCAAGTTTGTTCTACAATTTCCATAGGCAAAACCGACTCCATAAGTATGTGGTGATGTATCCTTCCTTTTCCTTCCTTCGATACTTCTGTTACATACATATACCTTATGTTTTTACATTTTTTATCTGGAGTACCTCGAGCCTTTTGTTTTTTATGATATAAGTAATTTAGTCTTCTAATGTAATTCCTTATATGTTTCTTTGCTTCTTCATGATTTTTAGGTAAATACTTTACTAGGTAACTTAAAGTTATATAGTAATCACCTTTTACAAAGTTGGAATTAGCTTTTCTAGTAAAATATAATCTTGCATATTTATTATTTAAATTTCTCTTAGCTTCTTTTGTGCTCTTTAATCTAAATTCTTCAGGTATATCTTTTTTAAAAAATATAGGATGTATTTCAACTTCTCTGATAAAACCACTTGTTATTGTTTTAGTTTCATAAATACTATTTGTAGTAACATCTATTATCTTTTGAAGTTCATCAATCTTAAGATCTTCATCCTCTATTTTTTCATTTACTTTTTCAATGTTTATTTCTGTGTATAGATTCTTTTTTTTCTTACTTTTATTTTTTGTGTTACTCATTATCTCACCTATAACTTTTAGCTATATTTTCGTTGATTTCTTAGTACCTATTACAAGTCCGATAAAAGCCACCTCGGACTTTTGAAAAATCAACCTTTCAATATATTTTTGTTAAGTGTGTTTTTTATAAAATCACACACTTTTTTCATCCCTTATTTTTTGACCATTTTAGGCTTATAGTTTTTAACTCTTTATGTATAAACTTTTATTAGATTTGTTATCTTTGTTACACATAGAACCTATCTTAAAACTTAAATTTTCACCTCTATAAGCCTTTTGTTCTTATGGTCTTATGATTTAACATTAATCTCACTTTTAGAATTTGTTTCAATCTTTTCAGCCATAATCTTTATTCCTTTCATCATTCCTATTGTTTCAAAAAATTGATTTGGAGCTTTTTCTTTCATACTTTTTATTAATTCAATAATTTCCCTATCAGTCATAAGAGATTACCCTCCTTCACTTTTAGACACTAAGTGTCCCAGGTTTAATTACATTTTACGACACAGTGTGTCATTAGTCAAGCTTTAAATGTCATTTTGTGTATTTTAATTATTGTTTTGTGTCCTTTTTAGTGGTATAATGACACAAGGAGGTGTTTTTGTTGAATAAACTTAAAGAAATAAGAAAAGAATTAAATTTCACACAAAAACAATTAGCTGAAATAATAGGAGTTTCTAGAGCTCAAGTTGCAAATATAGAACAAGGCATCAGAGTTATAACTCCTAGAATAGAAAGAGATTTAATTTCACTTCTAAATGTAAACCCAGAATGGCTAAGCAATGGAATTGAACCCATAATAATGGATAAATATAGTGAATTTGATCTAGATTCTGATGAAAAAGAGTTTTTAGAGTTATTTGAATCTCTTGATAAAGATTCTAAAAAGTTAATATTAGAAACTATGAAAAAAATAGTTCCTAAATAAAAAAGTAGCAGATTTAACAATTAAATCTGCTACTTTTTATTCTCTATAATAGTTTTCATAGTTTCTTTTATAACTTCAAGTTGGGTTTTATTTAAATTTTTCATTAATTCTACAATCTCTTCTTGTTTCATATTGCTTACACTCCCTAAAATAATACTACTTTATTATTCCAAAGTATCCTTTAATTTGGCCTACTACTTTAAATTCATTACTTTCTAAGATTAAAGGATCATAAAAACTGTTCGCAAATTGTAACACTGTATTATCTTTATTTTTAAAATACTTTCCTAAAACTACTTCATTATTTGATATTCCAATAACAAGTTTTCCATTATCAACTCTATTGGCTCTATCAACTATAATATAATCATTTTTGAATACTCCGATTTCAATCAATTTATTATCCATAACTCTATGTATAAAATTGTCTTTTCCTAAAACTAAGCTAGACGGTAATTTTATAGTTTCAGATATATGTTCCTTAATTTCTAATTCATCTTTTAAAAATTCAATTATTGGTAATTCGATAATCTCTTGATTCAATCCAGGTACAAAATTTTCTTCTTCTAGAATTTCAATTGCTCTCGGTTTAGTTGGATCTCTTTTTATTAATCCTAGTTTTTCAAGTTTATTCATATGGAAGTGGACGGTAGATGTTGATTTAATTCCCGTAATGCCACATATCTCTCTAACAGACGGAGGATATCCTTTTGATTTGATTTCCCACTTTATTGATTCTAAAATTTTTGTTTGATTTTGACTTAGATTTACCATTTTAAATAAACATCTCCCTGCTTTTACACATATTGGTATTACTGATTTTCAATCACTCTACCAAACGTACGTTCTGTCTTGTTATAGGAAAATATTAACATAAATTTAACATTATGTCAAACGTACGTTCTGTTTTTAAATAAAAAAACTAGCAACTAAGTTGCTAGTTTTTTTATTTAACCTCTTTATCCCATTTATTATTTTCAAATATGTAATTAGCAGAATCATAAGGATCCTCTTGTTTAATAGTCAAATCTATCTTTTTATATTTACCTTTTAATTCTTCTTCAACCGAGTTTCTAATTTGCTTTACAATTCCAACCCTTAATATATCACCGTTGTAGCATAATTGAAGTTCAATATTATCTTTATTAACATAATATTTGCTTTCAGTTAAATCTAAAGCTCCATTAATAGTAAACTTTTTATCCCATTCATTATTTTCAATTTCTTTAGTTCCACATCCAACTATAAAAAGCATTGAACATGCTATTAATGATACTAAAATTATTATTTTCTTCATTCAATTAACTCCCTTTTTTGTTTTTATTATATTACTTATTTTTTTTTGGTTCAAGAGAATTAGATTTTAATATGATAAATCCCTAATTTGTCGTTATGTTTAAAATTAGTTTTATTTGATAAAAAAGACAAGAACTTCTTTAAAAGTATTTAATAGTATTTAATAGTATTTAAAGTATTTAGGACTAGCTATACATATTGGAAATGCTTGTATAGAAGAAGTTAAATGCGACGAATTAGGGATTTAATACGACGAATTAGGGATTTAATACGACGAATTAGGGATTTAATACGACGAATTAGGGATTTAATACGACAATAAAAAATAGGTTGACGCAGTTGGAACAAACTGTTAATATTTAGATATAACTTAGTAGAACAAGGGGGAAATAAGGTTGTATCTAATAGAAGAGCTAGAAAATGATAAAATTTTAATGAAAAATAATATATTAGTAAAAGCACGATATAACTTGAGTTTAGTTGAAAATAGAATATTTTTATTTATGCTTTATAAACTTCAAAGAGAGTCTAAAGGGATTTTAAAATGCGAAATTAGTCATAAAGAATTTAAAGATATAGTTAAATTTAAAGAAAAGAATACTGTAAAAGGGATATTAGAAGTATTAGAGGAATTAAGAAAAAAGCCTATATTTTTTAAGGAAGAAAAGAAAAATAAAAAAGGTAGTTTATGGGGAGCTTATGGATTTATAAATGGATATTATTACGACGACGAATTAGGGAGTTTTAATATAGAAGCATCTGAAAAAATACATGAAATTTTAAAAGAATACCTAAAAATGGGATATACACCTATCAATGTTCAAATATGGCTATCTCTTAATAATTCATATGCTCAACGTTTTTATGACTTATTAAGGCTTTGGAGTAATACAAAGACTGTTATAACTTATAAAGTAGATGAGATTAAAGAATTATTAATGTTAGAAGATAAGTATGACAGATATAATGACTTTAAGAGAAGGGTTATAACTCCAGCTATAAAAGAACTTAATAATACAGGCTATTTCGAAATAGATATAAAAGAGAATAAGATTGGTAGAAAAGTTGATTCTATAGATTTTATAGTAAAGGATCTAGATAAGAGAAAGTATTTTAGTAATGTAAAAGAACCTAAGATTTTAGAAGTTAAAAGTGAAGAGATATTTGAAGATAACCCAATAACAAATAAGCAAAAGAAAAAAGAAGAATCAAAAGATTTTTACATTCCAAATAAAAAGCTATTTACAGCTAAAACATTAGATAACTTTAAAAAAGATTTCTTAAATTATGATTTTAAAGATAGTACATATAAAAGATTATTACAAGAAGCAATTTTAGTAGCATTAGAAAAAGATGATGAAGAAAAGATTAAAGTTAAATCTTACAACTATTTTAAAAAGACTTTAGAAAACAAAATAAATGATATTCAAAATAAAAAAGATAAACCTAAATCAGTAAATACTAGATTCCATAATATAAATCAAAGCTTTAATAAATATAATGCAGAAGAATTAGAGCGAATGTTAATTGAAAGTCAAAAAAGTAAATTTGAAGTTCATTCTACTAATTCAAATGAAGATATCAGAGCAGATAATTGGAGATTAGATGAAAATAAAATAGGTTAAAAAATGCACATATAATATGTGCTTTTTTATTTGTATAAATTATTTTTAATTTAAATAAACATTATTTATAAATTTAATTTACATTA